ATGCTGTGATTGTAGATAGGATTTCTGTAAGCGAATTTGATAAAGAAACTTTGGCTGAAGTGATGAAGGAAAAAACTCAGCACAAGGTTAATTTCATCGATCGGTATGAGGACCAGATCACCGAGGAAGATCCGGCCCAGGAAGGGGTCAAACTATGTTGGGAAAAAACGCACGAAAGAATCATTCTGCAATACGGCGCGGTAAGTATTTGGGCAGGGATTGACGGTCACCGAAAGAGTTCTGTCCTGGCGCAAGTCGCAGCGTTTGCAGCTAAAGATGTGGTTACAGGGATAGCCAGTTTTGAAATGCCGATAAGACACCAAATTACGATGCTCACACAGGTAAGTACCGGAGCTTCCGATCCGTCAGTCGAGCTCGAAAAGAATTTTGCGAAGTGGGGTAGAGGCAAGCTGTTGCTTTACGATCATCACGGTGATGTCCCGGCGATCGAGGCTTATGCCTTAGTGGTGAAGATGGCTAGAGATTACGGGGCTAAGTTTATCGTTATTGACTGCCTGCAAATGATCCAGGGCGTTGGCGGGGAAGCTGCCATCGAGCGGGACATAATGAAAATGTTCGTTCAATTGGCTAAGGCTTTTGATATTCACATCGCTATCGTTCACCACACGCGCAAACCAGCCCAGGGCGGTGACTCCTACGTTCCGACTCGATTTGATTTGCTAGGAAGCTCTAGCTATTCACAACTGGCATCAATTCTCTGCATGGTCTGGTCGGATAAGAAAAAAGACAAGCTGCGCGAGATGGTTAACCAGGGCGGTGAGCTCACTGATGAGCAAGAAGAATACATGAAGCGCCCGGACACAAAAATTATCTGTAGTAAGAATCGGCATTTGCCGTGGGAAGGTGTTATCGGACTTTGGTTGGTCAATCGTCAGTTTGTTGGGATAGATACTCACCAACGTATGCTCTTTGATGAGGGCTTGTAATGCCAATGCATGAAACCGAAGAACAAAAGATAGAGGAAATGCGTTTTGCAAAAAGGTTTGCTGAACAATTTGGTGGTGAGATGTGTGCAATTCCTTTTACCTACGGCCTTGATTATCTCTGGCAAAGAGATCCAGAACCAGAAAGGTGGATGGAAATAAAAAAGATTAGCTATGACTCAAATGAATTACCAGAATTTATGTGCTCACTGCATAAGCTGCAATGCGCGAATACGCTATATCAAAGCACACATTCTAAATCCTTCTTAATCGTTTGGTGCAAAGACCAAGTTATCGCAACGCCAATTACTAATTTAGTTCGGGGTGAGGATTACAGAATTAAATATTGGGGAAGGGAAGATCGACACGCCGAGCCCCAGGCAATGATACCTAGAGAAAAATTTGAAACGGTTGCGGAGTTGTTCGGTGACTGATGGATTACAAATCAACGTAAAAAGCGAAGAAGACTTTCCGATGGTCGAAGATGCGATGCGAAAGTATTTGGAAAAGTTCGGAAAGATTATCGTCAACGTTATTGATGCACGGCGTAGGAGTGATTTACAAAACAGATTAATGCATGCGCTTTATAGAGAGATCGGCAAGCAGCTTTACGGTAAGGACGAAGAATTTGCAAAGTGCGAATGCAAATTGACGATCGGCGTTCCGTTACTGAGAGAAACGAATGAAGACTTTAAAAAGATTTATGATTTTAATTTAAAGAAATTAGATTACGAGGCAAAGCTCCAGGTCATTAGCGTGATTAATGTTACGAGCATTTTGAACATGGGTGCAGCACATCAATACATCGAGAAGATTTACGATGACTATGCTCAGAAAGGGGTGAACTGGACTGATTTCATCAACAAAAGCCGTGATGCTCTGAATGCTTAGGGTTTTAGATTTGTTTGCCGGGATCGGCGGTTTCAGTTTCGGTTTAGAAATGACGGGTGGTTTTGAGACAGTGGCTTTTTGCGAGATTGAAAAATATCCGCAAGAAATTTTAAAAAAGAATTTCCCAGGAGTGCCAATTTATGAAGACATCAGAGAACTCAACTCAGACAGATTGGATCGGGATGGAATCGGAAGAATCGATGTCATTACCGGAGGCTACCCCTGTCAGCCCTTCTCCGTTGCCGGGAAGCAAAAAGGCGAAGCGGATGACCGCCACCTCTGGCCGTTCATGCTTGAAATTATTGCACAAGTCAGACCCGCTTGGGTCATTTGCGAAAACGTTTCTGGTCACATCGCCCTGGGACTCGACCAAGTGTTATTTGACTTGGAAAACGAGTGCTACGCCACGCGGACGTTTATTGTTCCAGCTTGCGCCGTCAACGCCCCGCATAGAAGAGACAGACTCTGGATTGTGGCACACACCGAACGCGATGGATTCGCTCCCGCCGAGAAACAAAGAGGCGTTAAAAAGACAATACGAGGGAAACAGAAAGGGTCGGAAAGAACACTCGACACTGAGGGAGCAAGTGGTTTACCCGCCACCGGGGAAGATGTGGCCGACTCCGACACAGCAAGACAATGTACAAGTTCGGGGAGCAGGGAAAGCAACGGGGAAACGTGGGACAACTTTGGGAGGAGCGGCGAGAATGTGGCCGACTCCGACAAACTCACAAGGGGGAGCGGGGAAGTTTATCGAAAATCTGGTGACAAAGGACGGGCAGCCAGCAAGGCCAGGGGAGAGGGCTTACGATCCGAAGACGATGATTCACACGCACATCACCCTGCAACGCGCAGTCAAGATGTGGCCGACTCCGGCGGCGAGAGATTACAAGGTAGCGAACGATTACGAAAGAACGAAAATAAAAATCAATCAAGGAAAAAAAGCCCACATGGATCAGCTTCCGAATACGGTGATGATGGACGCTGGTTCTGCATCCACTGGTCAGTTGAACCCAACGTGGGTCGAGTGGCTGATGGGATACCCCGAAGGGTGGCTAAGTTAAAAGCATTAGGCAACGCAGTCGTGCCACAAATTCCAATGATGATAGGGCAAGCGATTTTAGATTATGAAAATGACAATAGAAGCAACTGATCACGAATTTGAGCAACTCAAAGAACTTTTCGAGGGGTGGATTAGGGAACGTGTCGAAGAAATTATCGAAGAAAAGGAAGCCGAAAAGCAAACCGAAGCTGATTGATGAGTGCGCCACGCTACTACAGAAACTTGTCAGATTAAAAGCAGCGGATCATCAAGGGTATTGTACTTGTTGTACTTGTGGGGTCCGTAAACACTGGAAACATATGCAGGGGGCTCACTACATCGAGCGCGGAAAATCTTATACGAAGCTCATGGAAGAGAATATTCATCCAAGCTGCGAATACTGCAATATGATCGGAGATAAATACGTTAGAGAAGTGAAGGAGGCGTACTCAAAATTTATGAGAGATTTATACGGAAACGATTTTGTTGAGCACTTGTTTGTCCTTTCACGCAAAGAAAAAAAATATTCCATGCCAGAGGTCAGGGATATGCTGGCCGATCTCAAACAGCGCGTGAAGGACCAAGAAGCGCAGCTTGAATCACTGATGCCGACTCAGGAAGATGGCTACTAAAGATAAAATAGATGATTTGATCGATATCTGGCTAGACACGGTGTCTCGCACTGAGGTCGGTTGGCCGAAGGAATCTATGCTAGCTAAGTTCATGCTGTACCGGGGAACGTTTCAAGATACCAGGCAGGCAAGTGGGTTAGAAAAATACGTTGATAGGCAAATCAAGACTCACGCAAAGTTTGCAGATATTCATGTTGCGTTACATGAACTCGATGAAAGCAAAGCTCTCGCATTAATTGCTAAGAGGTATTTCCGAGGGTTAAATTCAAACAACAAAACTTATACGAACAAAGACCGCGCATCGAAAATCGGACAACGGTTAAGACAGTTTGAAAATAATGTTTCGCAGGCATATAAACAACTTTCTAAGACGCTGGAACTGCTAGAAAAAAGACAGAATATAATTTAAAAATATACTGTATATTTGTGCAGTAATCGTGTATCGTTTTGTTATCTTGGGGATTCCCTGCTTCAGCGTAAAAACGTTGTCCCCCACTCCTCGGCACAGTCCCCAAATCTATTATGAATATCTACGATCATCTGAAAGAAGCAGAAGGTTTCCGCGCGCATCCTTATGACGATGTGGGAAACCTCTCGATAGGCTTTGGAAGGAATCTGACCTCGCTAGGTATCTCAGAATCTGAAGCGTTAACAATGCTTACAAACGATGTGGAGAGGGTCCGCGGTGAGCTAAAGGATAGATACGATTGGTATCTTACACTTGACCCCTTTAGAGCGATGACGGTTGAGGCTTTAGTCTATAACATTGGGATTTCTCGGTTCGGTAAGTTTAAGAATTGTATCGCTGGGCTATCCCAGGGCAAGTGGGAAGACGCGGCGGTCGAGATCTATCCAAACAGTCTATACGCAAAACAACTTCCAGACCGTGCGCTAAAATATGCAACGTGGATACGCAAAGGTGAAGAATGACTACTCCGTTTCAGTCAAGTGCCTTTGGCAACTTAACCCCGGAACAACAAGCCCGGTTATTAGAAGCGATTTCTCTTCAACGTTTTAACGCGCCAACAGTACCAAAGATTTACGATCATATTTCCCCAGGCAGGCGAACAGTTGGACAAAAGGCTTACGATTTTGCTGTAGATGCTTTTGGTTCTGACTCAAAGGGCAGAAGACGCGCTGGGACAATGATGGATACTCTAGATGTCCTCGATCCGGGCTTCATGTTAGCGTCAGATGCTGCGCGAGACTTTGACGAAAACAATGTTTTCGGAGGCACAGCAAACACATTGCTTGCGGGTATCGGTATTGTCCCTGCCGCGAGAATTACTGGTAAAGCGGCTGTTAAACCGTTCAAAAATTTAAAACAAAAGCCTGGTGCTGATTTTGTTCGTAGCCAAGACGTTCTCGCTAATCCAGATTTATTTGGCGGGACAGAGGGCGCTCAATTTACTAGGTATAGCAATGAGTTGTTGAGTCCAGCAGCAAGACGCAGAGATGCGATGCGGCTAAAAGCTTTGGAAGAAATCAGTCCAGCGCAATTTGGGGTTGGCGGGTTTAAATTTGGCGAATACGGTACAGAGGGTATCGTGGCCCCGATACAAAGGCCAATAATCAGGCCCGAAGAATTCATGGGTAGACAGATAACTCCTGTCTTCGGTGATCGATCACCTATCAGGCAGCTTACTAAGATTGGCGGTATACCGTTAGATAGTATTGTAGAGGCGCAAGGTGGTCCCAGTTTTCCAGCAAAGTTTGGGGGCTGGGCATCTAACAGAGAAGCCGCTTCCAACGTTTATAACACTGCTATCGATGCTTCCAGGTTTGACGATAATCCAGTAGGCATTTACTCAGGGATGGGTCCAGACTCCCTGCCGTTCACTAATGCCACTGTTGAATCGATGCTGGCACAGTTAGAAGCGATTGGTATCCCGCAAGCTACGCTTGCAGATTTCAACAAGTCGATAAGAAATACAAAAGTTAAAAAGGACGGAAAGGTTACAAAGCCTTATCAAAATTTCGTTGGCTTAGATAATCCAGAGGTTCTGGATCAATTGTTGGGGCGCGGCGAGTTCATAGGACAGTCGGCAGATATGCGTAAAGCGGTTGTCGCAGAGATGAGCAAGGCTGAACGCAGAGCGCAGGGATTTCCTGTTTACAGTGACGTTGAAAGTGCGTTGACGATGAGAGAGTTAGCAAACATCAACACAGGCGATGCGGGTTTTTCTTTGTTCGGTATAAATCCAAGAGCGGGTTTAAGTGATGAACCTTTTCATAATACTTACGATACCCGACTCCCTGGTGAATACTACGGTGGCTTTGCGGGGCCAGTTTCAAATCGCACAACGTTTCCTAAAAGTTATGAGCTACTTGATAAGGCAAAAAATAAATTCGGTGAGTTTTTAACTGAGCCACAGAAGCGCGGCACACTGGCGATGGGGCAGTTTCACGAAACTGTCGATCAACAGTGGGTAGATACGATGAGTGAGGCTATCGAGAAAAGTGTCCCTTATACTCAAGATGTATCTCAAGGCTTTAGATTTCCAAGTGAGTCTCCCTTTGGTCGAGGCCGCGCGGTTCGCTCTACAGCAGAGCAGATCCCTGGGGCGGGTACAGGTCACCTAGAAGGGATCACAAGGGATGACCCACGGGTGAGAGAGCAATACTCGAACGAGGCAAACTGGATGACAGAGGGTGGTCGTGATGCGTTGTACCAGGCGCAAGGTATGCCAGTAGAGCAGTCTGTTTTTGGGCGAGGTTTGTACACGCCAGAGGGCTTCCCGGCAGAAACAAACCCAATGACAGTTGGCAGGCCGATTACAACGGACATGCAGGCGGTAAGAGCTACAGAGGCCGCAAGAGCATACATCGATGCACAGAACGCTGGTGCTGCCCACAGGATAATACCGCTCACTGATACAAAACCAGCGGAGCGAGTTGACCTAGACATCAACGTAGCTGGTAAAGACATGACGCAAGAACAGATGGTTGCGATCAATGATATAGCAGGCAAGCATGGCTACTTCGCAATCGACTCAGGCGATCGTTTGATCCTAAAGAATTTTGATGACAGTAGACCGGGTGCGATGGCTGAGAACAGTCGACTTGGTGAAAGTGATCGAGCTAAGGTCCAGGCTGAGATCAGGTCAGTGATACCAGACGCGCAGTTAAGCCGTCAGTTAGTTGATGCAGAAACGGCTTACGTTGATTACCAGAGCCTCTTTGCAGAAGCCGAAGCTGGTAAAGGCGGCGTCACAGAAAATATGTTTAGCATCTTAAATCAAAGACCAGATGTCCGAGCTAGTATTGAGCCAGAAGTAAGGCTCAAGGCTAGGGATAACTTGGTACGGGACGCCAACGCTGAAAAAACATTAGGGTATAAGCGGCGTCCAGATGTGACAAGAGCTTTAGAAATAATTGTTGATAAAGGTTTCGATGGTTTAGAGGCAGCGTTGAAGAGCGGCGCTGTATTACCCGCAGTGGCAGCTACGATACTTGCACCTTCTTTTCTCGATAATCGTCAAGGTAGATAACGTTGTCGGGTATTGGTTTGTTCTTGTAGATCGCACTAGTAACGTGCCGATAGCCGTAGATCCAGCTTACAACGCGCGGTAATAGAATATTTCCAATTCGCGTAATTTTCATTTGTAGCTCCCTTTAGCGTTGACGTAGCAAGTAGGAATAAATCACGATGTCGAATAGTACCACGGTTGGTAAGACAAAAGTCATCAAACAGTTAGAGGATGACATTAAGAATTACCTAGAGCGCGGTGGTAAAGTAAACAAAATAAAAGCGGGAGA